CTGTTTGAAACGATATGTTTGTTTAGAATCATCAACAATATCGTTTTTCAACGCAGAAGCATCATCATCCGACATATTGAAAACTTCACGATATACCCACTTCTTACTAAACAACTTGTTTTCAATCATGTCTTTAGCAACATTAACTTTGTCACCCCAAATTGAAATCTTCTCCTTTTCAAAGACAGTGGATGGATTAGTCAATTCCAAACTAAAGTCCACCAAACTTGCATCTCTATAACCTTGAGCATACAAATGAACAATACCAATCTTGGTCAACTCACTAATAATAATACGTTGAATGCGTTCAATGGTACGTGAAAAACGTACATCTTCTTGTGCCAACGTAGCTTTACCACTCAAATCTTCATCATAACTCAAGAATGCCTTGGGAATCTTGAGAGCAGCCATCATCTTCTTACGAAGATATTCAATATCGTCTGTACCAGTAAATTCCATACCACTCAATGATTCAATGCTGGTACCACTATCACCACCACGAACTGGTAAATAAAAGTCTTCCACCATATTCTGAAGATTGAATCGTAGATTGTAATCTCCGGTTTTTTCATCGACATATGGAACCTTCTTGGTCTTGGCAATCAACTTCTCCATGTAAGAATCAATTTCATTAGGAGGAATATTACCAACGTCAATCTTGAAAATACGTTTTTCAGGAGCACGCATGATACGATGAATCAACATTGCGTCTTCCATCAAACTCAATTGTTTCCAAACACGACGTGCACCTTCCAACATACTCTTACCATACGGAAGGAAGTTACTGTCACTCAACAAACGAAAATGTGCTACCTGATAGTTTTCCAAATCTTCAACTTTACCACCATCTGGAAGATTCACTTGGAACTTGATATAGTTCTTATTGTATAAATCACTATTTTCAACACGGGTGACATTATAAGCACTGATTGGTTCAATCATGTATACACCGTATTCGGGACTAACATATAGACGAAGATAAAAATCTCCATACTTACACATGTTACGAACATAACTCCATAGGTTAAATTCGATATTCATGATATCATAATACAAATTGCGTAGAATCTGTTTAATGTTATCATCTGGTGTATTAATAACCAAAACATCACCCAACTCATTACGAGTAAGTGATTCATCCGCATAAATGTCAAGAGCAGAACTTAGAATAGGATCCATGTCCATCGTATCATAATCTCTGAAAAGCTCGATACGAGCTGCTTGATAACTGAGAGTAAAATCTCTACTGTACTGATTGTACGCAGAAGTACGAATACGGTTGAAACGATCACGAAGTGTATTACGATCTGTTGCGTATGCTACTTCGTCAGTATCTACTACTTTTAGTTTTTTACCACCAATGTTACGTACAATAACATCTGTGGAAAAAAGTCTCTTAAGACGAGCAAATAGTGATCTACTCTTTAAATCGGTCGGTTGATCTGCCATACAAGTTTATTATTTTCTGGTAAATAAATAGTGAAAGAGTATTATAATAACCACGTTAAACTCTCTTTTTGATCTTTTAAACCATAATAACCACGTTAAACTCTCTTTTTGATCTTTTAAACCTGTGGGCATTTCCCATGATTGATGGGCTGCTGCTTGTTTAGATGAGTATATTGGAGCAGACTGTGTTTCGGATCTATTGATGCTGCCCAACATGTTTCGAGTAAGATCAATAGATTGTTGACGTAGTTTCAATGCGGTATCACGAACCCACAACCCAATTGCAAATGCCATTACCAAGTCATCATTATAGTTTCTCATGGCTTCTGCTTTACCATTATTCCAAATGAACGTATACAGTTCATCAATAATACGAGTAGACTGTACATTGATAGCCTTTTCACGCATGTATGTTTCCAAACGTGAAATGATCAATTGTCTAGTTACTGATGTAGTAGTAAAACCCGGAGTCATTTTCTTTTCAGATGAATGAATACGATTTGTCATTTGATGTTCCACATCTACATACTTCAAATCGGCACTACTATAAAACAAATTGGCATACTTACGGTCCAACGCTTGTTGAATTGCACCCCAACCAATATTCATATTTTCAATAACCAACAAAGCGTTATTGCAATATTCATATTTTCAATAACCAACAAAGCGTTATTGTATTCTGTGGCAACATTAACTAACATGTTACCATAATCTTTTGTACTGACCTGTCCTTTGTATTCAGCAACCTGTGTGAAACTTTCAACATCAATTACATGAAATGCACTGTAGTCAGCACCATCACCACGAGCAACGTCCGCTGCTAACAAATATGATCGTGAGTAATCGGGATACTCCCAAATCCAATACGATTTGTCCATTCCTCTTGTTTCAACCGGAGGACGTACTTTTGACTGTTTATAAAAATCAAGAATAGGAACATCAATGACTGTGTTACCAGATGTAGCAAAGTCACAGTCACATTCTTGAGCTGCCATTTTGGGTCCAAGAAGTTTTGTTTGTTCATCTCTCCATGTTTGATCACGTTCTGGATGTAAATGCCATGGAAGTTTGATGGTATGAAACTTGTTCTTTTTTGCGTCAGCTTCAACCCACGTTCTATGAAAGAAATTACCTACACCATTTGGAGTAGACAACACAATAGCTTTACCACCAGTTGACAATGTGGATTGTGCAGAAGTCCAAATTTCATCAATGTTGTCAATGAACGCAGCTTCGTCAATAATCAACATTGATAGTGCAGCGGAACGACCAGCAGTACCAGATGATGATACTGCTTTGATTTGTGATCCGTTTTTTAATCGTAGCGACAAACGATTATCTTCAACACATGGAACTTTCAACCAACTTGGTAGATTATCATTAGCAAAACGAACGCGGGTAACAATTTCTTTTGAAGTTTCTTGAGTAATACTAATGCACAGAATGTTTTTATCACTGTGAAATATCATCATCCACAAACTATATGCACTACTCAATGTAGTAATACCCAACTGTCTACTCTTTAGAATAATGTTATAGTCGTTATCAATCAACTCCTGAAGCGCTGTATCTTGAAAGGGATATAGTTCAAATGGAATGGTACCCCGTTTAGGATGTTGAATTTTCACATACTTCTTCATGAAGTACATGGGATTTTCAAGACACTTTTTGTATTCTGCCTTGATGATATCTCTTAATGATTTCTCATTCGACATGATTTAACTTCTCCAATTTTTGTTCGATTTTAACGATTTGTTTGTCGATCTTTTTGAGATCCTTCTTCAAATCCTTCAAAATATTTTCACGGCGTTCAATTGTCCATTCATCCATCGTTCCATCGCCGTTAGGAAACGAAATCTTTTCGTGTGATGACACAAAATCAAAACTCTCTTGAACTTTGGTTCTAAACTCTTTTGCTTGACTCAATTGATTCTGAAGCAGTTTCTTTTGTTCGTAATCATCGTATTTACCTTCGATACGCAGTTGAGTTTCAAATTTGGCAATACATTCTTGACAACGACCAGTCTTATTGAAAAAGATTTGATCGTATCTATTACCCCATCGAATATCCATATTACAGTCTTTACAGATCTGTTTGGTAGCTTCGATAACAGAACTATTGACTTGGTTAACAGCTCGTTTTGATCCATTCTTTTTGATCCACTTTCTTCCATTTGCGTCAATCCAAACTTCGCCTTCTTTACGACTGGCAAAATCTGAATCGGCTGTGTAACCAACTTGAATAAAAGGACGTTCTCCGTTCAGATAGTCCCTAACGATTGCCAAATTACTTTTTCCTGATGCTTTTTTCATAACTTTTTATTTTGGTTTATACTTCGAACGTATCATTAAATACTGTGATTGCTTTGGAATATGACTTTTTTGTTTCATCCAATGGATTATCTGTATATTGCCAATTCCAAAATAGTTCAGATGGAGTCTGAAATCCGTAAAACTCTAACATCTGTTTTTGAGTTTTTACAACATCCTTACCATTCCAGTTTTGACCCAAAGCAATAACTCCAGAATCAACATTTTTGATAATATCAGATTCGCCCAAAGTGGTGCGTCTATTCTCAATCCATGTTAATCGTTCAATCAACTTTTGATGTACACTGTTGGTCTGACCCCAACGAATTGATGTAAAAAATACAACGGCGTCACTTTCAAACAGTGGTTTTGTTATCTTCCACAGTTCATCTGATTTGTTATTGATACTTGCCCAACAACGATGATATCCACTTGGATTTTTATCTTTGTCTTTTAACAGTGCACCCTTTTCTCCACAATGATTTCCAAACTTGGAGGATACGTTACCTTCACACACAGCAATGTTCAATTTGCTGGCATCAATAAATTCACACTTGTCGGTTCCTAAACGTTCAGCAACCAACTTTGCAAGTTTGGTGGATTTAGCTTCATCATCTTTATGACCTTCCCACCTGTTGGATGTCGCAATCAACAATACCTTTTTCTTGGTCTGAAGATATTTGACGGTGTTTTCGAGACGCAATGAGTTCTTCTCCATGTCCTGTTGACTAGAACTTGAAGCTGCTTCGACCAAAAAATCAGAGAGTTTTACCATATCGTCTTATAAATATTGTGAATTATACGTAATACGGCACATTAAAACCATTAATTGATAGCCAACCATCTGGTGCTCTCAATGGACATGTAACATTCACAGTACCGGGAGTGGATGCAAGCGTAGTACTTGTTACAGTAGCGGATACAATAGATGGAGTAGACCCCAATGGAACTTTTGCTGATATGGTTGCCTCAAAATCAGTGAACTTTCCTTTTTTGTGAGTTGACTGTCCAATATCAATGTTATCTAATGTACCCAATGATGCTGGATTTATTTCCAACGTTGTACTCGGTTTAATATATACTTTACCACCAACACCCCCTGTAACTTGAGGACTAATACTTACCGTACCCTTTTTAATATAAAAAGTTCCATTTGTTGCACTGTCACCGCCACTTCCACTAGCCTCAAAACTAAATCTTGATGCGTCCAACATGGTTATACCTTGTGCTGGACTGGTTTGTTCTGTCTTGACAATGACATTAAACACCGTTAATCCATTGGTCGTATCGGCCGAGGTTATACCCGGAACTTTATTGATAGTAGATCCAGAAACGTCAAATGTACTGATTGTACGAAGATCCGAATAAACCAAATTAGAATTAACGTCAAATAACTCAGCCTTAATTTCAAATTGTTCTCCAGCAACTGATACTGGAAACGGAATACGAGTTACAAAAATGTCGGGTGAAAATGATGGCTCCGAATATGTCGTGAGTTTAATATCGGATAATGTTGCTTCACAATTTCTTGTGTAAATCACCATCGTTCCATTAAACTCGTTTTTGAACTTGTTGTAAAAAACAACAGGAGACGGATAATATAATGACGATGATCGTTCATCCAAATAAAACTCGCCAATCTTTATTCCTCTGTTTACATCATAGTTTTCATCACTGTTGATTTGATCATATAGTGATGATGTAATGTAAAACGATACATAAGCCGGTTTTGAGGTGTTTGATTTTATGATTCTGGTTTTACAAGATAGTTTGTATGTGACATCAGGATAAAACTTCATGAAATTACTGTCATAACCAACTCCTGATTCGGTAATATTTTCAGATGCATTGTATGGAGAATAAACATGGTTTTGACTTCCACCGTTGGTATCGTTTTTTACAATTACATAATGTTCGGCGTCATTGTTATTGGTGAATATCATCGAATCCATCAAGTATGACGCATCTCTGGCCAACGATGTTGCCCCAGAACTTTTATACCAATAGTGGTTCAAATGATCCACATTTGGA